TTCCTTGGAGAGATCAAATTCAAGCCAACTGTCAAACCCCTTCGGAATGTTCTTCCTTGTTCTCTTTGTCATTGACCTCTTCCTTGGTTGGTGGTGTCCAGATCTGCCCCTCATACCGCCTGAGCCACAATAAGATACCATTCTCTACAGCTCTCTCTTCACTACCCAGTTTCTCAGCACAGATTTCATACATCTCTCGCTCTGTCTTACCTTCCAATAACTTCTTGGCTTTAACAGCACCGATTCCCTTGACACCAATGATGTTGTCAATGCGGTCGCCAGTAAGAAACTGCATATAAAAGTTGAGATTGCCCTGTGTTTGGCTGATGTAATACTTCTGCTTCTTGACAAAGTTATAGTGCCACCCTTTTATCTGATCAAAGTCCTTGTCGATACTGACCATGTAGCAATCGTCACCTAACTCGGTAGCGCGTATTGCTATGGCATCGTCAGCCTCTTGTTCCTCAACTAGTATAGCCCCTATCTCTAGCATATAGTCTCGCAGCTCTTGATAATGTACAGGCTTGTCGCCCTTGCGGTTGCCTTTGTAAGGCTCAGTGACTGCGTAGTCATTTCTAAAGTTAGTTTTACCAGTGATGAACAGCTCAAAGTCTTCGGTCTCTAGTTCCTCACAGATGGTTTGGATTGTCTCGCCAAGCATATGCCTAGCGAGAGCAAATCCTTCCTCATTGTACGCAAAACCTATGCGATAAGTGAGGATGTCACCATCAATCAGTGCGATCACAAAGCTTCCTCACCCGCCATCTCTGATTGTGGGCTGTACTCAACGAGATCGGTCACTGTTAGACCTCCTATCTTGATGCCTACAGACATACCACTTCTCTTAGTAGGTGCGTGATGCCACTCAAAAGCTTCTGCTTGTACGTCTGCTTTAGAGCCGTTAGCTACCATACCTTCAAAGATAGTACCGTCTTTCATGTAAGCAGCAATAGGAAACTTAGCTGACTTTGCAGTTATAAAGTAACCACGGTCATCGCCTTTGTTTCTTACGTTTACACCAGTGTCTTCTAGTGTGCCTACCTGCTGCTCAGAGAGGTTGCATAAGTCCACCTGATACTTACCGCTTAGCTCGTTAGGCTTGTTCAGTGATGCCCAGTAAAGTGTTACACCTTTTAGAGTTAAAGGTACTTTGTTCATAAGTATTCTCCTAAAGTTTATTGAAACCTCTTTTACGTTGTACATTATACAGCAAAAAGAAGCTTTTGTCAATGCGTATCGTACCAACTGTTGCCTATCTTTGATTCAGCGTCTACGCGAACTCTGAAGTTTAGAAGCTTCCCTGCTTCAGTGGCTGACTCTTCCATAATTCTTGCTACTTGTTCTGCTACTTCTTCTTTCACCTCCATCTGTATCTCATCATGAACGAATGCTACTTGTTTTACTTGTTGTTGTATTCCTGCCTTTTGAATCTTTTGATGTATTGTTACGCACCACTGCTTAGCTATTATTGCTCCACAGCTTTGGAGGAGCGTGTTAAGTGCGGCTCTTTCTGATCGGATGTGGAGTCTTCTTCCATCAAGTCCTTTGATTTTTCCTTCTGTTGCGAGAGCCGCCACAAGCGTCTGTAGCTGTCTGAGCTTTGGCGTATTCTTGTAGAAGTTCTCAAGTATCCTTTCACCTTCTCTGCTTCCTCCTCCAACGATTGCACCTATCTTAGCAGCACCAGCACCATAGAGCGTAGCATAGATCATAGTCTTAGCCATGCTTCTCTCTGGCAGTCCTGCGGCTAGTTGATTCTTAGTGTGGATGTCACCTTCGAGTAGTTCTGTAGTCCACTCATCATCCTTCATGTAATGAGCAAGACAGCGCAATTCGATACCACTCAAGTCACAGCCTACTAACTTGTAACCTTTTGGTACAGTCCACAAGTCTCGGCACTCCTTGCCATACGGACTAGACACTGAGGGTATCTGTCCCATGTTAGGACTACTGTGTGTCATACGTCCTGTCACTGCACCGTTGCTAATGACACGACCGTGTACTCTACCTTCCTTATCAGCGTTATCAATCCAACTACTGACTAGTCCTACACGCTTTTGCAACATAAGATACTCTGCAATTAGCTTAGCCTCTGGCAGGTCTAGCTCAGCGAGTGTGCCTTCATCAACAACTGGCTTGCCTGTCTCTGTTAGACGTTTCCACTTGACACCAAGACTTTCGAGTCTCTTTGCTACCTGCTGTCGTGAGCCTACGTTAAAGACCTCGACATGATCCTTTAGGCGCTTGCCTGTCTTCTCGCTCCATCTCTCAGTCACGATAGGCGGGAACTGCTCTTGCATTTCGCTCTCAATCTTAGCCATTCGTGTTTTCAGGTCAGCTAAAAGGATAGTAGCATCTCGTAAATTAAGTAAGAAACCGTTACGCTCCTGCTTGCACGTCTGTATAGCAACAGCGTGTTCGAGTTCTATACATTCCTTAGAAAACTTAAGGTCTTCTAACTCACGAGATAAATAGTGATACAAGTCCCAAGTAAGATCAACGTCACGTTTACAATACTCGACCATCTCATCAGTAAGTCCCCCATCAAAGTCAGTGAAGTCTATCTTGCCGTCATCGCCACGTAAGCGTTGACCCCAAGCCTTAAGTGAGTGTCCACCTTCTAGGTCTGGTCTGTACAAGCGAGACAGCACAAGCGTATCTATGACCTTTGAAGGGTACAGGTTTATACCCCACAACTTACGCAGAAGAGGTGCGTCAAAGCCTATGCCGTTGTGCATAATCACAGGTGCGTTGGCGTTTAGATATTCTTGAAACTCATCTCTCAAAAAATCTAAGCCCCTCTCATACCAAACCTTGACCTCATTCTCTGTGCGTGTCACCACACACCAGATGGTGTCATGCGCTCTGTTTGTCTCAATGTCTAATACAATCACAAATCATCCTCTAGGTCGTGTTCAGTCATTCTACCTGTGCGTAGATCATAGAGCAAGTCACACGCCTTACCTGTGAGTCCGCTGAAACGATTCTTCAGCACACGCACATGAGTTGTGTTGCGTACAATAGGATCATCAGCTTGCCCGTTACGCTCAAGACCCAACACCATATCACTCAGCTGTGCTATTGAGCCACTGCCTCGAAGCTGTGACAGACTAGTAGCACTACCTTCTTCGTGTCCTTTGCCATCTGGTCTTTTTAGGTGGCTAACTAGTAGTAGGGATATTCCTGTCTCTTGCACTAACATTCTAAGCCTAGTCATAATTTCATCAAGCGCTTTTCTCTCATCACCTGCACCCTGTGCTGAAACAATGATTGATACGTGGTCTAAAAAAATATACTTACAACCCAATGCTTTAGCAAGATAGCGAACGCGATTGATAATGTTATCAACATTAGTGCTGCCGAAATGGTCAAACAAGTACAGGCGGTCTGTTCCGAGTGTTTTGTTAAACGCATCTATTTTTTCCTCATCTGTTGCGTGACAGTCAGGTAAATGTAAAGGCTTGTTTGCCGCAAGAGACATCAAACTTAAACCTGTACGTCTAGTTCCTTCTTCCAGAAAAAGCAAGCCTATTGGGTCTTCTGTTTTATTCAGGATGTGCCACACAATCTCACGCACAAACTGTGACTTACCTAGTCCACTACCTGCTGTGATAGTAACCAACTCACCGCTTCGTATGCCGTATGTTAGTTTGTTTAAGCCTTCATAAGGGTATAGAACATCACTAGCCTCAATAGGCTTCATTACAGCATCATATAGCGTACTACCTTGTATGATACCGTCTGGTACAAACTGATCAGCACTCCACCAGTTATCAACAAACTCTTTGGATAGGTGGTTAACAAGGTAATCACAAGCGTCTTTGAGGGGTTTGTCGTTGATCTTTAGCCTGTGCCGCATAACTCTAGCTTTAGACCCGAACAGCTCAGCAACCTCGTTAGTTGCTTTTTGTCCTGCTTCATCGTTATCGAAACAAATAACAACAGACTCGAAGCTGTCACGCCACTCATACTCTGCCTTGCAGTCCTTCAACGCTGACCCTGCACCGTTTTTGACTGAAACAACAGCCCATTTAGAACCCAACATTTGATATGCCGCTAGTGCATCTAGCTCACCTTCAACAATCGTGACAAACTGACTGTCTTTTCTAAACAAATGCTGACCGTAAAGTGTTGCTTGCTTCCACTCTCCAGAGATGCTGAATTTTTTATCTGGTGTTTTGGTTTTCTCCGCAACAACAGCGCCTGTGTGGTCTCTATACTCAAACACTAAGTTCTGCCCGTCAGTGAAACAACCAAAATCACGACAGGTGCTAGCACTAATCTCTCGACTAGGTATAGACCTATAATTACCGTCACTCTTAGGTTGAAACTTAACAACAGTATTACTCACAACAACTGCTCCTGTATCGTCCTCTTTCTTCCTAGTTTGACAAACAAAACAGTGACTCCAACCGTCATCATTAACTGCTCGACCGTCACTGCTGCCACAATCACCACACGCCAGATGTGTTTTTATAAAACTCATTTGGATTTCTCCTTATAGCTAAACTCACGTTTGCAAAAGCCTGTGAAGTGTGTGGATCACGACAGCTCTCAGCCAACACCCTAAAGAAATGCTCAAGCTCAATACTCTCAGCAACTCTCCCTGCTTCCATTAGAGTGTGATAACGACTGAACTCTAACATATCCTCATAATCTAAATTATCCATTACATCTCCTTACTATTTAGTAAACAAGAGTAGCAAAAGTTAACTACTAGTAGTATTTCCCTCTTGCAACAACAGCACACTATATAGTATACAGCATGAAATCATTGTTGTCAAGACTCAAGATTAAATAAATCGTCAAGATCATCATATCGTATGTCGAGTTCACCATGATCTTGCTCTGTCAATAGATCATCACGATCAATAGTGTGAATATTTCTCTTGACATAGCTGTAACAGTGGTTGCACATATCAACAAAATCATGGCTGTCAGCATACTTTCGAGTGGCTTCAAAGTCACTCAGCCCTACATTACAAATAACGCAACGCATCATAATTCCCCTTCAAACTGATAGTTCGCTAAAGCCTGATCAAACAGCTTGAACAGTAACCGCCCTGCTTTCTCTGGATTATGTTCAACCCAAGCCTCAAAAACATCTTCCGATTGTTTATCCATCTCTGGCACACTGCTGAAATAATATGATCCTGTCAACACTTCCCAGCGCTTATTAGTGTTGTCTCGCATCAAAGCAAGAAAACCATCTTCAGCACATTCACTACAAAGTAGCGCATCATCGACTCTTTTGTACTCACAATCTCTACAAATACTAGGATTACTCATTTTCATTCACTCCAATTATCGTTAGAAAACCAGACTGCAAACAAACCAACAGCCACAACACTCGCTAACAGTATATCAAATAACTCAGCGCTCATGCAACCTCCCCGTAATATTTCATAGTCATGCCACGTTTTAACCACTCCTCAGCCTTATACTTGTAATATTTACGATACGCAATTACTGCGCCCGTCTCGTCTTTACATTCATCTGGCATACACTGAGGCGGATCTGTCCATTTTATCTCAGGAATGCCCTTAGGAGGCTCTCTAAGCGCTTCTGAGCACTTTTGCCATGTAAGATGTACCTTACCATACCTTTTCGTATATTCGTCTGAGAGGGCT